TTATTCAGCAAGCTCGCCCACCAGCAGTGCGGCGCGCGAGCCGGTGATGTGGACGTCGGCCCACTGGCCGATAAGACTTTCAGGAGCTTTGAACTCCACGACCAGATTGTTGTCGAGACGTCCGTTGACGGTGCCCTCATTGCGGCCAGCAGCCTCGACCAGCACGCGGACGGTCCGGCCTGCCATGGCGGCGGTGGCGGCAAAGGCGAACTCCTCCTGCGTTTTCAGCAGGCGGTCCATGCGGGCGGCCTTCTCAGCGTGGGTCGTTGGGTCGGGCAGCTTGGCCGCCGGGGTGCCGGCGCGCTTGGAATAGATGAAGGTAAACAGCTGCATATAGCCCACCTCACGGATGAGGTCGAGCGTTGCGGCAAAGTCCTCCTCCGTCTCGCCGGGGAAACCGACAATGATGTCGCTGGAGAAGGTCACACCGGGAATTTTTTCCTTGGCGTAGCGGATCAGATCCATGTACTGCGCGACGTTGTAGTGGCGGTTCATCTCCTTGAGCAGCCGGTCCGAGCCGGACTGCACGGGCAGGTGGATATGCTTGCACAGATGCTCCTGCGCGGCAATCGTGTCGATGAGCTTGCGGCTGGCGTCCTTCGGGTGGCTCGTCATGAAGCGGATCTGGTAGTCGCCGGGGACTTCGCACAGCAGGTTCAAAAGGTCGGCAAAGTCGATGGGATGTTCCAGCCCCTTGCCGTAGCTGTTGACGTTCTGGCCCAGGAGGGTGATCTCCTTATAGCCCTGCTCGACAAGTTGCCTGAACTCCGCCAGAATTGCGGCGGGCTCGCGGCTGCGTTCCCGCCCGCGGACATAGGGCACAATGCAGTAGGTGCAGAAGTTGTCGCACCCGTACATGATGGGCAGCCACGCGCGGAAGCCGGAATCGCGGCGGATGGGCAGCTCCTCGACCACGGCGTTGCGCTCGGCGGGCTTTTCCAGATAGCGCTTGCCCTTGCGGATGCGCTCGGCCAGCATGGCGGGCAGCCGGTCAATGCCGTCCACGCCAAAGACAAGGTCCACATAGGGGTAGCTCTGGCGCAGCTTTTCGACGATGTGCTCCTGCTGGGCCATGCAGCCGCAGACGCCGATCATCAGACGCGGGTTCTGCTCCTTGAGCTTTTTCAGCGCGCCGACATTGCCGAAAACGCGCTGCTCGGCGTGCTCACGCACGGCGCAGGTGTTGAACAGGATGAGGTCGGCGTGTTCGACATTGTCGCACAGGCCGTAGCCGACATCCTGCAAAACGCCCTTGATCTTCTCGCCGTCGTTGACGTTCTGCTGGCATCCGTAACTCCGAGTATATACGAGGGGCGGATGGTCGTAATACTGCATAATGATGTCTTGGTACTTCTCCCGATTTTCCATCTGGCTATAATCAATTCGTTCTACCTTTACGGCCATTTTACCACCTTTTCACGTTTCATCGTTCAGAATTTCAAAGTATATTGTGTTCGAGGTACCACTCGGCTTCCTCTGGGGTCACTGTATAAACATTCGTCGGACAGGACGGAATATCGCTGTAAACTACCACGAAATAGAAGCCCGAGCGGTCTTGATACAATTCCCATGCGAAATGGTTCTGGATGCCCTCTGGGTACTTCCGGCAGGTGAAACTCGCCGCCAGCGAGTCAGCTTTTTCTGTATCGCAAACATAACCGTTGCACATCTTGCAAATCGGCGGGCCTACGCTGGGGGTTCTCTCCCAGATCAATTTCTGTTGCCCGTCGTTTTTCTCGATCTTGACGGTCGCCCCCATGATAGCCATTGCTTCGCAAAATTCTTCCGCTGTAAGGCTATTTCTCAGCAATCTGTTACCGAGACGCTGGCGGCTGTAACCCATCTTTTCGGCCAGTTCGTGAAGTGCCGTTCCCGTGTCTTTCATCCTTGCGCGAACCAAGTCGGCACAATTCATTTTATTATACCCGATATTCGTTTCCTTGTCAATTTTGGCGGACACAAAATCACCTCATTTCACGCTCTGTTTTTCATCCGTACCGGGAGTACGAGGGCCGTAAAGCCCTCGTTTTCAATCCGCATAGGTGAGAGTGAGCTATTCAGTAGTGCCCGGATGCCCTCACCTTTGGTGGCGCTAATCCCATTCAGCAGGAGAATGTCGTCGAACGCAATGTTCATCGGCTCCGGGATGGTGCCTTGGCACAGCACGTCCTCGTGGAATTCAACGCCCGTCAGCCGGGATGTGATGTAGCAGCTTTCGCCGTCGATGTGCAGCACCACCGGCTCGCGGTGCTTCAAGTCCATCAAGTTCTTGACGCGCGTGGCGGCCCCCAGCAGACTGTCGCGGTCAAACACGACATCGTACTTGCCCGCTTTCGGGATTACGCTCTCATAGTTCATGTACTCGCCGCAAATAAGGCTGGTCGTCAGCGTGTAGTCCTCGGTGCTGAAGACCGCTTTCTTGTGGTCGCCGGTAATCTGACACTGGCCGTGCAGGTCGAGAGCGGCCAGGCTCTTCGCCGTCTCGTTGGGCAGGATGAAGTGGAAATCTTCTTCATACGGAAACTCGACCTTTGCCAGCTGGGAGCCGTCGCACCCAACGAGGTTCAGCTTTCCGTTCTCGGCCTTGAAGTAAATCCCCGTCATGGCTGGGCGGTTCGGATTCAAGGACACCGCGTAGCCCACGCGCTTGATGGCGGCGATAAGTTCCTCGGCATCCACGGACACGTTTCGCATCCCCTGCTGCGGAGGTGCAATGCGCATGAAGTTGTCGATAGTTCCCGTCAGCAACGTGGCCTTTGCGCGCTTCTTCCCCGCCCCGGCCACTTTCACGTTGTCGCCGTCTTTCTCGATAGACACCTGCGGGTCATCCAGCCCGCAAATGAGGTCAACGCCGTTCGGCGGTAGGATAAACGGCTCTGCGATGTTGTACGGAATCTTCGCTTGCGCGTAGATGACACCGTTCGACGCGGCCATCGTGTTGCCCTCGAACAACACCCCTTGCGTAATCGACTCTGCTCCTGCGCTCCGCGACTGCGGAACAGCCGCTTTCAGCGCCTTTAGCTTCTGCCCAATCTCTGCTTTCTCAAAAATCATATACTTCTTGCCGTCAACGTGGATAATCGTGCTGGCGGCCATGCCTTTCATAAACGTGTTGATGAACAGAATGTAGTCGCCCAGCTTCCCCGACGCCGAGATGTTCTTTCCCTTGTAGACGTGAATCGGGCCGCTGCTCTTGTGCGTCCAGCTTTCTTCACACTCCGGGTGGCCCAGCAGATAGGCTTGTACAAAGCGCAGAAACCGCATTTCATTGAGCCGCGCTACCAAGTACATTTCCGTACAGCTTATTTTCTTTCCGTCATCGTCGATGTCGCCTTTCGGCTCAACCAACCAAAACTCGTTTTTGCCATCCCACGGATACCAGTTGAAGCATTCCAGCGGATTTTCCGCGCAATGGAAACCAGTCTGCGCACAGAACGCTTTCTCCGTCGTATTCGAACCGGGATGGTACTTGTACTCGCCGTCTCCGTACGTTGCCACCAGCCCCGGCTTGAATCCTTTACAGGCCAGCATCACCTAAATCACCCCCACAACGTTAACTGCATGGAATCGTCCTCGAACGCCTTTTTCTTGCGCGGCGGGATTTTCGGTTTCGGCTTCTCGAGTTCTACCGGACTTTCCTTTTTCGCATCGGCCGATTTCTCGGCCTTGGCGGGCGCGGACCTTGCGGCAGGCTTCGGCTTCTCGGGCTCTGCCTTGATGTCTGCCGGCTTCTTCATTTCCTCCTCGCTTGGGGCTGCGCCTGTGATGCGGACGTTCATCTTGAACTCCACATCCGCGTTCGGGAAATAGAACTGCACTGCCTTGCGGTATACCTCCAAGTCAGACATAACGTCGCCGCTCTTATCCACGACGGCCGCGCAGCACTCGGAGACAGTGCGCACCGTGTTGGCGAACACCTCAGCAAAGCGGTCATCTTCCTCGATGAATCCCCGCAGGGTCTTTACCACATGAGGGAAAATCATCTTTGCGCGGCCGCTGCCGACAAACGCCTTTTCTTCCTCGTCCAGCTTCTTGCTGGCTGCCGAGACAATGCCCTCCTGCGCCTTGATTTCCTCGGGCTCCGTATTTTCTACCGCCTGCATATCTGGCAGGACAACCAAATTGCTCTCGCTCATTTCTTTTTCTCCTTTTTCTCATAGCATCCGCACACTTCCGGGCGGTTCTGGCACGGATTCCTGCACACCGAGAACATCCTGCAATATGCGCAGCAGTAGCGATCTCCTTGCTTATCGCACATGAAGATTTTGCACATATCAGTCTTGGGCATCGGCTTCTTATGCTTCATCGGGGTACACCTCCCACGCCTTTTGCCAAAACCCTCTCGCGTATGCGCTGTCGCGCCGGACTTTCTTCATAACGGCTTCATAGTCTGCGTAATATTGCAACTTCTTCTCTTTCGCTGCGAGGATTTCATCACAGCACCTAAGCACCTGCGGATCGGTGTCGCTCTTGGACAGCGTACACAGCATATCCAGCGTACCGGCATACCCAAGTGCCGGGTGATAGGCCCTGTGCTCAACCGAGAGCGGCTGCACGTTGTAGTCTTTCATCCACCGCAGGAATGCCTCGAAATAGCCCCTGCGGGCTTCGGAAATATCCGTGATACCGAGGGTCACATAGTCCTCGATGGCGCTGTGTACTTCTGTTCCTCGCTCTGCTGCCGCTTGCAGCGTCTCCGGCCGGATTCCTGCATACAGCGTGTCGGACAGCGGTTTCATCAGCGTGGTAACACTGGGCAGCACCTGCGTTCCGTTCAAAATGTACTGGTGGGTCTTTTCCTCAAATGCCAAACCCGGCTGCTGCGGGATTTGGTCTACGAATTCAGCCATAGGCGTTCTCCTTAATCTCAAAATCGAAAAGCTCTGCCAGCTTTCCGGCGCTCATATCTTCGATACAATCCGTGTGATACATCTTGCCGTTGATGTCGGCATCCGCAGGGTTGCAAGCTCAATGCTTGTTTCCTCTGTGGCGACGGGCATCTCGCAGCCTATCGGGCAGACATTCTTGCAGTAATGCGGTTTCAGCTGAGGGGCATTGTAGACATCAGCCATGCGGATGACGTTCTCAACCGGCACAAATTTTGTCAGGCCCAGTTCATAATCCGCGAGGGTCGAGGGCGAAATTCCAAGGGCTTCCGCTGCCCCCTCTCTGCTGGATAGCCTGTCGTTGTACATTGCGGCCTTTTTCCTCGCCTCGTAGTACACATTACCTACCGCTTTAGTTGCAGCTGCTCCCATTTAATTCACCCCCATTTCTCGGTAAAATAAGTTCGTAGTGGAAAGAATCACCAGCAAAGTTTCCATCTGTCAACTTTTGGTCGCAAAAAATAGCGTTGAACTGTGCCATGTCCATACCCGTGTAGTTCGCAATCTGGACCGCCTTGTTCAACTGGATTCCTGTCTCATTTTTCAGCCACTTGTTGATAGATGCTCGCGGTATATCCAAATCGCGCTCAATGTCGCTGATTTTCAGCCCCTTTGCAACCAAATGGATACGGAATAGCGTCTCGTTCATCGTCTCACCACCTTGTTTTTGTAGGTTAAGTTTATTATAACTTGCCAACTGGCAAATGTCAATGAAAATATTGACGTTTGGCAATATTTATTTACATATCGCAAATTTTTAGGTATTCTATTACTTATAAAGGAGGCTTTGTCCATGATAAACAACATTGAAGAAAATTTTCACTTCGACCAAATCCTGGCGCACGCTATGGATGAGCGCGGAATGAACGCCGTACAGCTGGCTTCTCTAACGGGCCTGTCCTCCGGTGCGATTTCCCGCTACCTTGCTGGCGACAGGCAGCCCACCGTGTACAGCATTCAGCAGATTGCCAAGGCTCTCGGAGTTTCTGCCGACTACCTCGTAGGCATCGACCCCGTGCTGGCCCCGCCGAAGAAATCCGGCGACCCCGAGGAAATCATTCTGCTGAACGCATTCTCCAAGGTGAGCGACGATGACCGTGCCGTCCTGTGGGCGCTGCTGCGGAAATATATGACTCCGCACGACCGCGCCCTGCTGGAAGCCCTTAACCAAGACAACGAATCCGGCGCCGTATAATTTACCTGCCGTATTCGGACTAAGGGGAGGGCTTCATCATGCAAAAGAACCAGACGAAAAAAGCCGCTCTCTATATCCGAGTTTCTACCCACTACCAAATCGACAAGGATTCTCTACCATTCCAGCGCAACGAACTGATAAACTACGCGAAATACGCTCTCGGCATTGATGACTACGCCATCTTCGAGGACGCTGGCTACTCCGGCAAAAATACGGACCGCCCGGCGTATCAAGACATGATGCGCCGGATCCGCGCCAAGGAATTTTCTCACCTCTGCGTTTGGAAAATTGACCGCATCAGCCGCAATCTTCTTGACTTTGCCGCCATGTATGAGGAGTTGAAGAAATTCAACTGCACGTTCGTCTCCAAGAACGAGCAATTCGACACGTCCAGCGCCATCGGCGAAGCCATGTTGCGCATCATCCTCGTATTCGCCGAACTCGAGCGCAAGCTGACCGCCGAGCGTGTCACGTCCATCATGTACTCCCGCGCCAACAAGGGCCTTTGGAACGGAGCTCCCATTCCTCTGGGCTACAAATGGGATGCCAAGGGCAAGTACCCCGTTATCGACGAGGATACCGCCGTTGTGGTGCGCTATATCTACGACCAGTACGAAAGAATCCACAGCACCATGAAGCTATCCGACAAGCTAAACCGCGAGAACATCAAGTCTGCGCGCGGAGGCGAGTGGACGGGTACGACCGTAAAAGGAATCCTACGGAACCCATTCTACAAGGGGACCTATCGGTACAACTACAAAACGCAGACCGGGCGCATCAAGCCAGTGGAGGAGCAGATCGTACACGAGGACAACCACCCCGGCATCATCGACAAGGAGCAATGGGACCGCGTGAACAAAATTCTCGACGAAAATTCCACACGTTCCGTCGCGCAGCTGCGTTCGAACGTGAAGTACACTCACATCTTCTCCAAGCTGCTGCGGTGCGGCCAGTGCGGCCACACGATGGGCGGCGGCCTTGACCGGGCGCGGTCTGACGGATACCGACCGTCACGCTACTACTGCACCTCGCACACGCGCAAGGCGGGATGCACGAACGGTGTTTACAGCGATGTGTACCTCGGGCCTTTCGTGTTCAACTACATTGCAAACCTTGTGCGGGCCCAGCGGGCGCTCACCGACAGCCAAAAGCCGCGAGATTTGGAACGGATGCTGCTCCGCGGGAAATTCTTCGACAGCGTTGCAGGCATCGAGCAGCAGGGATTGCTCGACACCTATAACACGATTCTCTACGGCAGCGGCGAGGATGTCATGCTGCAACCCAGCCCGGAGATTGCCGCGCAAAGCGCGTCCGAACTGGAATTGCTGGACCGCGACCAAAAGAAATATGAGCGCGCGCTGGAACGCATCGAGCAGCTGTATTTGTACAGCGAGGAATCCATGCCGGAAAAAGACTACGTTCTGAAGCGGAACGAACTCAAAGCCATGCTGGACAACATTGCCGAGCGCCGCGCCGAGGTAAATTCTCGTCTTGGCCTTGCCCCGGCCAGTAGCGATTTCTTGGAAAAAGCCACCTACTTCTACCTCACAAACAGCTTGAATCAGAAGCGCTCTCTCGACTTCCGCAAGATGGTCGATACTTTCGAGCCGAAAATGCTGCAAGACTTTCTGTGTTCTGTCATAGATCACATTACTGTCGTAGACGGTCATGTGGCATCCATCAGCTTCAAGAACGGCCTAACGAATAAGTTTATATATAAGGCCACAAAGCCCCCTAAGAACGCTTCTACGAAGCCGTGACATAGCAATAGCCGCCCGACGAATCGGGCGGCTATTTTTATCCATTTTTGCACTTGCATCCGCAATTTCTGCATGTCTCGGCGGAGACCTCTTTTCCCGTGCGCTTGCAGTAGAACCGCGGGCCACTTCCCTGCCGTATGTGCCGGCAGTTCGGGAATCCTCTTTCCATCAAGACGCTTTTCTTCGGCTTCTCTATTTTTCGGCACCTGCCTTTCTCGACCTTTCGACCAGCATTTTCTCATACGCTATGCAGCGAGAGCGCCAGTAGGCCATCTTGCTGATGATGGGCAGTACGCACTCCGCAATGTCCAAGTTGTCGATGCAGCGGTAGCGGTCCGACAGGAACGCGCGCATATCACCATCGAGGGCGCGGACGAGCCGCCGGGTGGGGTTCTTCTCGAGCCAGCTGTTCACGTTCTGCACGAGCAGTTCCGGGTTCTCCTTGCGCATCAGCTCGTAATACTTGGCCGGAATGTTAAGGTGCGTACCAATCTGCCGGTGCGCGTTCTCCGTCATGCCAAGCTGCAAGCGACTGTCCTGCAATTCCAAACTGACCTGCGGGCCCTGCTCCCCGTTGAACATCTCCATGCTACGGGTGTCCACCATAAAGTCGCGCTTTGCGTTGGCGCGGCGCTCGATTTCCTTTGCCCAATCCTGCAAACTTCTGCCTGTTTTCATAACTCAAACCTCTTTCTGTAAAAATTCGTGACTGCTGTTGACTGCTGTGGAACTGGTCTGTCGGTTTACTTTCGCTGATTTCTCTTTCAAAATCAGCGACAACGTGCGTCAACGCTAAGCGAATTCTGATAACCTCAATCCTCGTCAACTCCAAGGTCATCATCTCGTCGTCCTTCATCTTTCAACACGCCCCTTTCCAAAGGTTGCTTTTCTCTGCCATGCAAAACGCGCTGCTGTCGTACCCCTGCAACTTCGCGAGATTTTGCAGGATGCTGGCAATCGGCCACGCTGCATCCTTGACGTACCGGCTGTCCCGCTGGGCCCGCAGAATGTCGTCTGCGATTTTCTCGTCCATCGGGAGGTCGATGCACGTCTCTGCGGTTTCGCCGTCCAACTTCGCCATGTGGTAGGTAATGCAAATGTACTTTCTCATTTCAAAGCTCCTTTCTGCCGCTTTGTTCAGACCTTTTTGCTCTCGGTGGCGATTGGTGTCGCCGTCGTCATCTTCCGTACTTCATCTCCGATTTCATCAAGCCGACTGCGCATTTCGTTGATTGCGCAGTTGATTTTGCGTTCTTCATCTTCAAGCTGCTCCATGCGCTTCGCCGTAGGCTTCATATCACGGAACACCTGCAACCCGCACAAGTCGTACAATTTGGCGGCTGTCTCTTTGTTCGGAATCGCCGGGTGGTAGGTATAAACGGGTTCCACGACCTCGTGATACTCTGTCGTGCTAATCTCGCGCTTTGCAAGCGCGGTAAATTCTTCGTATGTCATAATTCGGACCTCCTTGTTCTCAATGTATTTTCTAAGTTCGCTATCCTCAGCGTCGCCGTCCAGCCACTTCTCGAATGCTTCGGGGAACCGTCTCTCGATTTCATCCATGAGCCAGCCGCGTACCGCTGGGATGTTGTGGTCGCTGTTCGTGGTCGTCATCTCCCACAGGTCCAACAGCCGCTCCGTGCTGTAATGTTTCAGTCCCAGTACCGCATCCAT